AAATGAAGTTTAAAGCACTGGTATTCATCCGTCTACGATCACAGGTTGATGACTCTCCTGGTAATGCTGTGAGAGATGCCTGTAAGCGATTGTCTGACTTAGACATCAAGAAACTTAGACTTGGTAAGGTAATTGATGTTTGGTTAGAAGCAGAGAGCAGAGAGTATGCTGAGAAAGAATTAGAAATGCTTTCTGATCGTCTCTATGCTAATATTGTTATGGAAGATTGGGATTATGAATTGACAGAGATTGATAGTTTCCCTCAGGGTGTTGCATAATGCCTCATGAATTCGATCCATGCGAAGCACCTATAGAAGGTGAAGTTGATAAGTGGGGGTTTACAATTAAACCTACCATTACTGATGATGAACTAATTTTGATTTGTTTAAAAAATGCCCCTTGTGGGACAGATAGGAAGCAAGCACTTGCTCTTGTCGCAACATATGAAACTAAAGTAAAAGCAAAGGTTAATTAAAATGAATGTAAAAGTTTTTCGTGCAAACACTGGTGAAGAAGTTATCTTTACTCTAATCAATGAAGATGAGAATACTATTGAGGTTGAAAATCCTTTAGTAGCAATGCCCAGTGCTCAAGGTCAAATTGGTTTTGGCCCATGGTCATACCTTCAAAAAGAAGAAACAACTCTCACAATCGATAAGCAGTATATTGTTTATATCTGTGATGCTAGGGATGAAGTTGTAGATAACTATACTAAGATTTTCTCTACCATTGAAACACCCAGTAAGAAACTGATTCTATGAAATCGTTCAAAACACCTTTGAGATATCCTGGAGGTAAATCCAGAGCATGTGGGAAAATGAATCCATATTTTCCTGACTTATATAACTATGGTGAATACCGTGAACCTTTTCTTGGCGGAGGATCTGTTGCAATCCATGTGTCTAAACTATATCCTCGCTTAAATATATGGGTAAATGATTTATATGAACCTCTAGTTAACTTTTGGACACAAGTTCAAAGTAATGGCATCATGTTGAGAGATGAGTTAGCAAAACTCAAATCTCTACATCCCAATCCAGATAGAGCAAAAGATTTATTTTTATTCTCAAAGGAAAAAGTCAATGATCCTGAAAGATCTAGTTTTGTTCGCGCTGTCAGTTTTTATATTGTCAACAAGTGTTCTTTTTCTGGTCTCACTGAAGCCAGTTCATTTTCTAAACAAGCGTCAAATAGTAACTTCTCGATGCGAGGCATTGACAAACTTCCTGGGTATTCAGAACTAATCTCAAACTGGAAGATTACAAATCTTTCTTATGAAGAGTTATTAGAGGATTCTGATGCATTTGTTTATCTAGACCCTCCATATGATATCAAAGATAATCTATATGGTAAAAAAGGTAGTATGCACAAAGGGTTTGACCATGATGACTTTGCTGCAAAATGTGCTGCTAGTAAAATGGATATGCTTGTATCCTATAACTCGGATCAGTTAGTGAAGGATAGGTTTGTTGGATGGGATGCTGCTGAGTTTGATCTTACATATACTATGAGATCAGTTGGTGAGTATATGCGTGAACAAAAAGAACGTAAGGAACTTTTACTTTTTAACTATGAAGCATCAAGTGACATTATTTAAAGCAGGAATAGTCTTTAAAGAAGAGGTGATTGCTAGAGATTATCAGGATGCTAAGGAGGTTGCTCTTGCTCGCAATCCTGGTGCTACTATTGTTGGTGTAACTGTTGTATTTTAATTATGGAACCGGAACTGAAAGACTGGTTGAACTCAATCAACTTTAATAAGAATAATATTCTTGACGAAGACCCATATCTAGCAAAACAATATCCACCATATATTGTTAATAAATGTCTTGCTGGTCATCTTGATTGTATTATGTTTGCTAACGAAATGAACAAGTATCATTTCCTCAGTAAAGATATGCAATATAATTTTTATATAAATATCTTGAGAAAAAGGAAGAGATTCTCTCCTTGGATCCGAAAGGATAAAGTCACAAACTTAGATTGTGTTAAACAATACTATGGTTACAGTAATGAGAAAGCCTCTCAGGTCCTGAAGATTTTATCAAATGAACAGATCGACTTTATTAAACAACGACTTGAAACTGGTGGTACAAAATGACACAGACTTCTGAACCTCAGGTTAATTGGTCTCAAGATAAAATGATTGAGGTCAGACTTAATGCTCCTGATGATTTCCTTAAGGTAAGAGAAACTCTCACACGTATTGGTGTGGCATCTCGTAAAGAAAAGAAACTTTATCAATCGTGCCATATTTTACATAAGCAAGGTAAATATTATATCGTGCATTTTAAGGAGTTATTTGCTCTTGATGGCAAATACGCTAACCTTACTGTTAACGATGTTCAGCGTAGGAATCGTATTACTCGCCTGCTTACTGATTGGGGTCTCGTAAGTGTTGTACTTGAAGATGCTATTATAGATATTGCTCCTCTGAATCAAATTAAAGTTCTTCCATATAAAGAAAAAAATAATTGGGTGCTTGAGCAGAAGTATAATATTGGCAAAAAGAATAAGGTAGAGGAAACCGAACAGAAAAAGGAATAAATAAAATTGAGACTCCTTTCGTGCGGTCTCTACAAAAGTCGGAAACCCTATAAAGAGGTTCGGTTTTCACCGTTCCTCTTTTTTTGTTTTTATGATATAAATATATCGGATGCCTTCGGGGTCCACACAATCAAATCTCGCTTAGTTAAGGAGAAGTACAATGGGAAACCTCATGAAGTATAATGCTGCGGACTTGGACCAGTTAATGGACAGGATCACACGTAATAGTATTGGAATGAATGATTACTTTGATAACGTATTCAGTTTCAATCAAGAGTCTAACTACCCTCCATATAATCTCATACAAGAAAGCAACACAGCATCGCGTCTAGAAATCGCTCTGGCTGGGTTTAAACAGGAAGAAGTCAATGTCTACACAGAATACGGTAAACTCACTGTGGAGGGCAAGAAGGAGGCGAAAGAGGACAAGGAGAACTACCTGCATAAAGGTCTGGCTCAACGGTCGTTTACACGTTCCTGGACAATCGCTGAAGACACGGAAATTAGATCAGTTACTTTTGAGGATGGGTTTTTGACTGTGAATCTTGGGAAACTTGTCCCTGAACATCATGCCCGTAAAGACTGGCTCTAAATATATTTGTATCGTCGCCGCAGGGAGATGTCTGGCAAAATCCAGATGATCTCCCTATTTTTTTAGGAATTATTATGAAAAACCTTAAAGTACTACTACTGACCAATAATCTTACTTTAATCACTCAGATTGAAGAAGTGACCACTGAATTGGGAGAACCTGATTGTAAATTGATTGAACCATTTGTACTCGGATCTGACCTTACTCTTACTCCTTGGTTGCTGGACTACACCATGGATAATGAGTTCATGATTTCCTCGGATAAGATCTTGACTATTGTCGAACCTAGTACTAAACTAAAGGGTAAGTACGAAGAAGTTATCAAGTGAGGTTTTACACAAACGTCCAAATGATTGGGGACAACTTTCTCGTTCGTGGTTATGAAGATGGAAGAAAAGTAAAATATAAGGATAAGTTTCAACCCACTCTATATGTAAAATCAAAGAAAGAAAGCAAGTGGAAAACACTTGAAGGTGAGAGTGTAGAACCCATTCAACCAGGAACAGTTCGCGATTGTCGCGAGTTCTATAAAAAGTATGATGGTATTGATGGGTTCAAAATCTACGGAAATGAGAGATATGTATATCAGTATATCTCTGATAACTATCCAGCAGAAGAAATCAAGTTTGATATCAAGAAGATCAATCTAGTAACGATTGATATTGAGGTTCAAGCAGAGCATGGATTCCCTGATCCAGAATCTTGTTCTGAGGAGATGCTTACAATCTCTATTCAGGACTATACAACAAAAGAGATTAGAACCTGGGGACGTAAACCATATACACCTACTCAAAAGAATGTAACCTATCATTACTTTCCTGATGAGGTAGAGATGCTTGAGGCATTTCTATATTGGTGGTCCACCAATCCACCTGATGTTGTGACTGGATGGAACTGTCGCCTGTATGATATTCCATATCTTTGTGGACGTATCACTCGGATTATGGGTGAGAAGAAGATGAAGGAACTCTCACCTTGGGGATACATTAATCATCAAGAGATTCAAATCTCTGGTAGGGTATTCAATGTCTTTGAACTTCTTGGTGTTACGACACTTGATTATCTAGAACTGTATAAGAAGTTTACTTATAAGGCACAAGAATCCTATCGATTGGATTATATTGCTGAAGTAGAACTAGGACAAAAGAAACTAGATCACAGTGAGTTTGATACCTTTAAAGATTTCTATCGTGGTAACTGGAAGAAGTTTGTAGACTACAACATCGTTGACGTGGAACTTGTTGACCGAATGGAAGACAAGATGAAACTGATTGAACTTGCATTGACGATGGCATATACTGCCAAAGTCAATTATAATGATGTGATGTTCCAGGTAAGGATGTGGGATACTATCATTTACAACTATCTCAAAAAGAGAAACATTGTTATTCCTCCTAAAGATAAGTCTGATAAGAGTGATAAGTATGCTGGTGCCTATGTGAAGGAACCAAAACCTGGTGTGTATGATTGGGTGGTGTCGTTTGACCTTAACTCACTATATCCCCACTTAATGATGCAGTATAATATATCACCAGAAACATTGATTGAGACAAAGCATCCATCAGTTACTGTTGATAAGATTCTCAATCAAGATATTAATTTTGAGATGTATAAAGACTATGCCGTCTGTGGTAACGGCGCAATGTATAGGAAGGACATAAAAGGATTTCTGCCTGAGTTGATGGAGAAGATGTATGCTGAACGAGTCATCTTTAAAAAACGAATGCTTGCAGCAAAGCAGGAGTATGAGAAGACTCCTACTGTTACACTTGAAAAGGAAATCGCCCGATGTAACAACATTCAAATGGCGAAGAAGATTGCTCTTAACAGTGCTTATGGCGCTATCGGTAATCAGTATTTCAGATACTTTAAGTTAGCAAATGCTGAAGCAATCACGCTTTCAGGGCAAACTTCTATCCGTTGGATTGAAAATCGTATGAACGGATATCTAAATAATCTATTAAAAACAGATAATGTCGATTATGTCATTGCATCTGACACTGACTCAATCTATATTAATTTTGGACCTCTTGTTGATAAATTTTATAGCAATCGCGTCAGCGAACCGACTAAGATTGTGGAGATCATCAATAAGATTTGTGAGGACAAGTTGGAACCGTTCATCGATTCCGCCTATCAAGACCTTGCGACGTTTGTTAATGCATACGAACAGAAAATGCAAATGAAGCGTGAGAATATTGCTGAACGTGGTATTTGGACTGCAAAGAAGCGATATATTCTTAACGTATGGGATAGCGAAGGTGTTCGTTATGACGAACCTAAACTCAAAATGATGGGTATTGAAGCAGTCAAATCATCTACTCCTGCTCCTTGTAGGAAGATGATCAAAGATGCTCTCAAACTTATGATGAATGGGACTGAGGATGAGGTGATTGACTTTATTGATAATGCTAGAGAGAAGTTTAAAAAGATGACTCCAGAGGAGATAGCATTTCCAAGGTCAATCTCTGATGTGAATAAGCACAAGTCTTTCTCTACCATTTATGGAAAGGGATGTCCAATGCATGTTCGCGGAGCATTGCTATATAATCACTACATCAAAGAGAGGAAACTTGATAGTAAATACTCTCTTATCAATAACGGAGAAAAGATCAAGTTTGTAGCATTAAAGAAGGCAAATCCAATCAGAGAAAATGTATTATCATTCATCTCAGAGTTTCCTCACGAACTTGGTCTTGACAAATACATTGACTATGACCTACAATTCAACAAAGCCTTTCTAGAACCTCTTAAGGTCATTCTTGATGCTATTGGATGGAATGTAGAGAAGACTGTAAACCTTGAACTATTCTTTGGATAATGGATTTTTTAAAAGAGATTGTAAAAGAGATCGGAGATGACTATACCAAACTTGCCGCCGACATCGACGACACAGAAACCTATGTGGACACGGGTTCTTACGTTCTTAATTCACTGGTCTCAGGTAGCATATTTGGCGGTGTTTCTGGGAATAAGATTACTGCCATTGCTGGTGAGTCTTCTACTGGGAAGACTTTCTTTAGTCTCGCTGTGGTTAAGAATTTTNTGGATAGTAATCCTGGTGGTTACTGTTTGTACTTTGACACTGAAGCAGCAGTTAATAAGTCTCTTCTCACAAGTAGGGGGATTGATTTACAACGTTTCGTTGTAGTGAATGTAGTTACTGTTGAACAGTTCAGACAGAAGGCACTACAGGCTGTCGATATCTATCTCAAAACTCCAGAGGAAGATAGGAAACCCTGTATGTTTGTGTTAGACTCTCTTGGTATGTTATCTACAGAGAAAGAGATTCGTGATGCTCTTGATGATAAACAGGTTCGAGATATGACCAAATCACAGTTGGTCAAAGGAGCCTTTAGAA